GCATACCTCCGAGACCAGCGTTTAGGAAAGCTTACGAGAGAATGCTCCGGAGAAAGAAGCGAACCGAACCTACTGAGCAAGTCAGTGCTGCTATACAGCAGTATATCAATCATGGGAGCCTGACCAGGATGCGACAGGTGGAAACAGAAATGGAAAGGCAGAGGCAATGGGATGAAGGATGAAACAGATAATAGATGCTGAACCGGTAATAGCGAATTGGACAGTGAGTGGTACCCAGTCTAAAAGCGATGTGGAGACTCCTGAGTACGTGGCAGGGGTAACAACCAGCAAAAGCCTTATAGTCTCGTTTAAGGGGCCCTCAGACTTCGCTGAGAGGACATTCGGGACGCCGGTCGACGTATTGAACAAGGATTATCTGGTATTTTCTGTATGGAGCCAGAGATTTAAGGGCAAAAGGTATTCACACAGCGATGATTTCAATTATGCAGTGCAGCTGCAGACAGGTGGAACTTGGTTTAGGTTTCCAACTTGGGACACCTTTACAGAGGTGGTAATTGATATCAGTGATATAAACCAGATTGACCATATTAGAATCGAGCCGGTCAAAGACTTTACCAACGAGGACAATCTGATTGTGAGTTATTTCGTAACCTGCAAAGTGGATTATCCTTACGATATAATGGAAGGGGTCAAGGATCATCTCACAGCAATTCGGGACCAGGTCAATTCCAACGGAGGGTTCAAGGCCGGAACAGTATCTGGAGCAGCTGGAGATGATAAGATAAAAATAGAAGGATTGATTCTTTACGTGGAGAGGTACAGCGTTGTAACTATCGATGATGGGGTAAACAGTGAAAAGCATCTCTTGCAGAATAATAATGAAACTGATTTTAACCTGGGGCAACTGTATGATGGTCCGGTGCTTCTCAATAGTTATACCAACGCTGATGTGTATGTATCATACGAACCTATCTTCGGCAAGTTTGAAGAGGAAGTCGTTGTTCCGAGTATGACTATATGGGGCTTCGCCCCTGCGAGTAGTGTAACAGTGCTGCCGAGCAGCCGGATGGTAAGGGAATATGGCGGAGGGTCATTCATGGAGCTTGAGTCGGGAATGAGACTTGAGTTCCCTATGCAGATTGATCTAATGGCAAGGCAGTGGGAATTGATAGAACAGATGGGGGATATTGTAAGACGGTTCTTGCGAGAACGGCATGTTTGGATCAACGGGCGGAAACATGACTTTATCTGGACCGGAAACGCAGAGTCTACCTTTCCTGACGATCCAACGGTCCAGTTATACAGTATTACCTACACGGTGACTATCGAAGTTAAGGAATCTGGTGTTGTGAAATTGCCGGTGTCTGGAGCAGCAACTTTGGATGTAAAAGTGCTGTAGAAAACCCGGCTTAGTAATGCTATAATGTAAAGGGAGGCAGCATGGCAGAGAAAAAAGAAAAATACAGCGGAGAGCTGAAAGACAGCGGAGAGCTAAAGTATAGCGGAGAGCTAAAGGGTAATAAATACAGTGGTACAACGAAACCTAAAAAACGTACTAAGACCGTTATTAGTCGGGTTAACCGAACCTTGGAGCTTCATGTGAGTAACAGAGTCTATGTCTTCGGTCCTTATGGGCAGAGCCAAGTATTGGAGAAGGACATAGATACAGTAGATTTTAAACAGCAGAGCGATAAGCTGCTGGTAAAGGAGTAGATCATGGCTACAAATCTAAGACGATTGGGCGTATACGGATCTGATCTGCCGGTAAAGAGGAACCGAGCTATTTATCCTTCCGACTTCCGAATAGGCGGTATCATCGCACAATTTGAAAGGAAGTTTAACAGGACTTTTAAGGTATCTGATCCCTCAGAGGTCCAAGCGATCTTTGGCGAACACGTAATTCCCGCTTATTATGGCTGGGACGCTGTAAGCGGATTTTTCGCGAATGCCCGGGGAGTCGACGCAACGCTGTATATCCAGAGTTATGTTGGTAACACCAACAGCGCGATTGATGCTGTCATAGCCAATGCAACGCTGAGTGATGAATCAAACCCGACACTGAAGCTGGAGGCAGCTTACCAGAATGAAGGTGAGTACGGAGTTTCCGGAAACCGGACCGGGTACCAGGCGGAACAGGGGGCCAGGTTTAGCACTAAGCTTGCAGCGGCCACGATTGAAACCGATACAGAAGCGCAGCTGGACAGTGTTATTGGTATCAAGGTCGGGGACGTGGTTCATTTCTACGAAGGATCCACCTACGACGAATATCACAAAATAACCGCTATCGACCAGAGTACTCGGACGGTAAGCTGGACCGATGCTGGATGGGGACTCACTGGCGGAGGTATCGGAGATTCGGTCGACGTGCTTGGGTTTAGACTGAGGACCTACAGAAAGTCTATCAACGGTACAATTCAAGAGGTCGAAAAAGAGCTCGGGAAAATCTGGTGTACGATGGAACCAGAGGTGGTTGATTACTACGTTGAGAATGTAATGGCGCAGAATAACTACATGAGGGCCATTGATCAGTCAAGTGCAAGCGCAGTTGGACAGACCAGGCCTTCGGACATAACTACAACCACCTTCCTCACTAGTGGGGCGGACGGTACTTCAGCAAGCACAGCAGGATGGGAGTTTCTACTTCCTAATTTCGACAACGATCCTATTCGGATGCTAACCTGTCCAGAGAGTACAGTAACAGACCTGAACAAGGCCGGTGAGAATTATTGTGCAGGTCGGGACATTCACCCAAAATGGATCTACAACATTACGGAGAACCAGACAAAAGCGCAGCTTATAACTATAGGGCAGGATTACCAGCGGAGTGACGAGGTCCACGGAGTTATAGTTGCAAACTGGCTGAAGATAAGCGATCCTTTTGCAGTGAGTCCGATTGCACCAGCAAGGACAATTCCGAACGTTGGTCATGTGATGGGATCCTGGGTACAGATAATCGGAACCAGGGGAATTCACTACGTACCGGCAGTAAAGACAAATGCCCTTCGGGGGTGTAATGGTATAGTCGGGGAGACTTTCCCGGATGATGATGATAGAACGGATCTTGCAGAGGCGGGAATCAATGTTATCCAACAGGTTCCCGGGTACGGGATCCTCATAAGGAACTTCTTCACTCCATCGATTGATACCGAATACCAGTTTGGAAATGGGTCTATCATGAAGGAGTTTATCAAAGCGTCGGTAATATCTGCGCTTCAGGTTGCAGAGAATACTCCGAACAGTCTTGCAGCTATAAGAGAGAACCAAACTTCCGTTCTGCAGTTTCTGTTTAGGTTGTGGGAGCGTGGTTCTAATGGAAGCGTACCCACCGGAGAGACCTTCGGACAGAGTGAGGACGAAGAAGGGAATCTGTCATCAGCTGAAGACCATTTTGAAGTAGTAGCAGGGCCAGCTAATAATCCGCAAAGCAGCATAAATGCTGGAGAGCGGAATATAGATGTGTGGTTCACGTTTCCAGCTCCGGCAGGATCTATTAAGATTGGCGTCGGTATTCTATTGCGGAACTAAGGAGGTAGTATATGCAAAGGAATGATATGGCCGAGGTGAGCCGTTTGATTATAGACGGACAAGAACTGCCAGGTCTTACAGCATTGCAGGAGGTCGAGCTTTCCACGGGGGAACTTGAGGTACCTGAACAACAGAAGGTCCGGCGAATATCAGACGGAGTAACCACGATACCAGCTATCCAGGCAACCTATAAGACTGCACGGGATACTGAAACCCAACCTTTCCTGAAGAGTTGGTACTTCAACAAAGAAGCCCACGATGTAGTTAGGATCAGAGCGGACGCACATGGAGCGGAGTTTGATAGGGAGTTGTGGCCTGGTTGTGAATTGAGCAGGTATTACACCCCTGCGTATGATGCTGCAACCCCGGAGTACGCACAGTTGCAGGTAACTCTAATTCCATGGGATATAATTCACCCGGAGGCTTAGATGAAATTACCGATACCTATTGCTACTGATAAAGCACTTTATACGGATGCAGAGATTGATGCCCCGAAGGCGGCTGTGATAGCGGATACTCGCAAGGCAGTGGACAAGGGAAATATCTACGGAGCGATCAAAGTATTTGTGTCCGGCGGAGTACAGAGTTTGCAGGATCAGAATGGCGGGAGTGAAACGGATCAAGTCAAGATTCAGCAGATAGTAAATAAGATGCCGTTCAAGACGGCTGAGATGGTATCCATTATGGCAGCGGTCGAGATAGACGGAGATGATGGTTTTGAAGGATATTACGTGTGTCCAAGGTGCGGGGAAAAGGTAATCCATGAGTACGTTACAGAAGACGACGATTCAAGGGATTATGTGGGGGATCTTGGGGTCACCTACGCACCAAGCGACGAACCTTTGGTGCATGAAGTGGATCTGGAAAGGCCGGTTGAAGTTGTGGATAAGACGAGCGGAGCCCATATACTCACGATAGATTCTTTCACGATGGAAGCCCCTACAATCGGGACGGCAGAGAAGAGCCGGAATCGGTATGGGGCAAACGACTCGGAACGTCAACAGTACGCTATGTATATAGATTCGCTGAAGATGGTGAATGGGGAAGAGGTATCGCAGAAATGGAAAAGCGAGTGGGGGATGTTCCTCTTTGAGAATATGAGTAGCAAGGACCGGAAAAAAGTATTCGCGGAAGTGAACCGGTATGGATTAGAACAGGCGGTACCGTTAACCTGCAAAAACTGCGGAAAGGAGTGGAAAGCGAGAGTTAATACCGCTAATTTTTTCGAGTCCGCGCTCCAGTCAGAATAGTAAGAGCTGGGGCGCTGGAGGGAGTCGATTGGTTATTTGGATCTGTGAGACTGTTAGATTTTTCGTGGGATGATCTGGTCCAGGAGGCATTTTTAATAGGCAGTATATCACAGGTCTACACTATAGGCTGGCTTACAGAGCAGCCTTTTAGTGTGTATAACAAGGTGTTGGATTACGCAAAGAGATTTGCAAAGGAGAACGGGAATGCCCACTAGTGATGTTGCCTTAACATTTGATACTTCTGGATTCGAGCAAGGTGCAGCCAGAGCGCAAGGTGCAATGGATAACCTTAAGAAAACAGGGTCTAGCGTTTCGGGAGGCATTACCAAAGCCTTTGGAAGTATTACCAGAAAATTAGCCGGATTAGCAGCCGGATTTTTTGCGGTCCGGGGAGTAATGAGACGGATGCCCGAGATTGGAAAAGTCTTCGGGACAGCTGGTGACATATTAAGTAAAAATCTATTATGGCCGTTGAGAAAAGCACTCATGCCTATCCTGCAAGGGATCCTTGATTGGACCAGGGAGAACCGGGGAACCTTCGTAAAGTGGGGGGAGACTATCGCGAATGCATTTAGGGCGGTGGTCTCTGTTGCGAAGGTGTTCTGGAATATCCTGAAAGAAGTAGGCGGAGCCGTTCGAGATATACTTGGGCGGTTTTTAGGGTTCATGAACAGGGACTTTCAGCAGACCATGAATATGATGCAAGCCAAGCTTGTGTTTATCGGGCAGGGTGTAGCAATGGTGTTCGAGAGGGCAGCGGAAGCCTACAGGGGGTCCGGTCTTGAGAGCCTGGTTAATTCATTGGTAAACGCCTTCGTGAAGATGTTCGAGTACAGTCAGTCATTATCAGCAGCCTTCAGAGAGGGGTTTGATTTTAAGGCAGTGGGAGCAGGTCTCGACGGAGTGTTTGACGCGATTTCGGGAATCTTTGAGGTATTGTTTCCAAAAGGTGGCGATGTGAGTTGGTTGGAGAGTACTTTCAGTGGTTTAGGAGAAGTGCTTTCTCAGTTAACAGTTGGTGGTCTCGCTCTTATAGAAGTAACACTTAAGACGATAAAAGCATCCATAGAATGGCTGATTGAAAATATCCCAAAATTCGCAGAGAAATGGGAAGAGGTATTCGGCGGGGCTGAGTCAAGAATCGGAACCGGGTCCGGGGCCGGAGCTTTCCTGGGGGTCGACCGGTCCGGGGAAGCTATGACTTTTGGACAATCATTGAGCAGAATGTTTTCAGGTGGACTCGGAACTCCCAGCGGGAAAACACAAACTTCAGCAAATCCTATGTCTGTAAAAGACGCAATTATACAGCCGAATGGTAGGGTCATTAAAACGGATCCTAACGATACGATCACTGCACAGCAGGATCCACAAGGGAGTTTTCAGAACAGCGTCTCAGAGCTTCTTAGAGGGGCTATGGCAAGCCCTGGGGCCAGTAGAGGGGGAAACGGTCAAAGTCAGTATGATGTGTCCATGACAGTAAGCCTGGACGGTGCAAACATAAATGTAAATGAAGGCAGTGCGGAGCGCGTAGGATATAGCCTTGGTGAGGGACTTGGAAGTAGAATCCGAGA